AGCCGTGCCCACTCCGTCAACCCAATGACGGCGACGCCACTGCCACCACTCGGCGTGGATGTCCTTGGTGTCGAGTCGCTTGATTTCGGCGTCCACCAGTGACTCGACACGGCCCAACCGCCCAGCCTGCTCAGCCGCCGCCTGCATGGCAGCGGAGCGAGTCCTCTTGTTTTCGTCGGTCATTGTTGCCCTTCCGCCTGCCGTTTGTCTGTCTCGGCGGAGTGACTTCATCATGGCCTGGACTGCCAATTGTCTTCGCGCAGCGTCCTCGCCACGAGCCTGTCGCCATGAACGTTCATCCTGGTGTCGGCAAGTGCAACCCCAACCGGCAGGTTGAGAGCGATGTCCACCTTCTGAAGGACTGCCGCGGCGACGGCGATCATGAGGGACCGATTCGGCTCGGGCACGTCGGCCCAAGGGACAGCGGAGTCCTTGCGTGTCTCGTAGCCGAAGTCCGGTGCCAGGCGCTCGTATGCCTCGTGGAACCACTGAGCTACCGTCTCGGCACCGAAGTCATTGGTCATCGTCGGTTCTTCTTTCCAGTCGCCACGGTCGACAAGCAGACCATGCAGGTGTCGCCGACTCTTCGGCCCATCGGATGGCTGCAAGCCTCGGACTTGGGTTCGGCCTTGCCCTTGGGCCGCGTCGGCTTTTTGGGAACAGGAGCTGTGGCGAGGTGGCGGGTCGGAGCATGAGCTGTTGACCAGTCCATGAGGTCGCTGGCAAGCATCTCGACCGCTGCCTGCTGCATCCAGTCGCTGACGGTCACGCCAGCCTGCTCAGCCGCCGCCTTGATCCGGCCGCGCAGCTCGATTCCCATTCTCGTGCTCACCACGCCGGTTTCGGGGGTTTCGGGGGTTTCGGTCATGGGTTCCTTTCTTTCGATGTGGAGGTGTTTACAGGGTAGCAGTTCTTGTAAACAATACATAGCTTTCACTGGCCCGCGTATACGGCGATCAACGCCTGCCATCGCGAGTCCCAGCCAGCGCCGGGTCCGGTCCTCGCCAGCCGTCGCTGCTCACCAGGCGCTCTTCGCGGCCTACGTGAGTCATCCTGCGACGCCTACGGGGCCGTTCTGCCCACCGTGCCATCACAACGGCGTCAGCGGCATCTGGGGACCGTCCCAGGCGCTTTTTGAGGTCGACCTTGGCCTCGACCTGGATGAGGCCTCGTCCGGTCACCTTCCAGTGCGGGGCGCACAGGTCGCTGAGCAGCATCGAGTCGTCTGGCAGCTCCAGCGTGGGGGACTCTTTCGGGTCCAGTTGCTCTCGGAGCGTCCACCATGCGGCGGCTCGAACGTTCAAAAAGCCCAGCTCACCGCTGGAGTCCTTCTTGTCGGTGCGAGCTGCGGCATGGAAGGCCTCGACGGTGAATCCCTGGTCACGGGCATGATCGGTCACCCCTGCTCCGAGTCCGTCCGTGTCCACGATGGCCGAGCAGTTGGGGTTGGCTCGCAGGATGGCGACCAGATGGCCCGTCGTCGCAGCTGTGTCCTCCATCCGCCACTTCCGCAGTTCCAGGCAGCGGTCCTCGTGCCACAGGCTGGCGATTGTCTCGTCGCCGCCGAAGCGGGCCACGTCCATTCCCACGCGGTCTACCAGGACTGTGCTCCCCAACTGGACATTGTCATATTCCTCGCTGTGGGCGTACCAACGCTCGACCGCCGCCTCGATCCAGCTCAGCGGGATGACCCCATCTTCGTCTGCCGAGTGGAACTCGCCCAGGACACGATTGGCGTAGAGCGCAGATTCCGTGCCCCACTGAAGGCCACGCTGATCGACCCAGCTCTGTGCGACTCGACCAGCTTTGAGCGCAGCTGCGAGCGTGACGTGCATTGGGGTCCAGTCCTCCATTCCCGGCTTGCGGGCGTGGATGGCATAGAACCTGCCCACAGGCTCGCCGGGCGTGCTCGATGCCAGGGCGAAGGCCTCTCCTGTGCCGGAAAAGGCACCTTCAGCTGCATCAAAGGTGGCGTCGGTCACAGCCTTCGATTCATCGAAAACATAAAGCACCGCGTCGGCGTGGACACCCTCGATGTTGGCCGGTATGTCGCTGGCCACGGCAAATGCGCTGCCGAAGCGCAGGTTGAGGTTGAGTCGGAGCAGCTCCTGACGCTTGAAGGGCGGGCGTCCGATGACATCCCAGCGCAGGCAGCGCGCCCACCGGTGAATCTCGGGCCACAGGTACTGCTCCAGCTGTCGCCAGGCACCTGCCGTCGTCGGACATTTCCAATCCACACCTGCTGCGTCCCTGGTCAGGGCGAACCAGATGACTGCGAGCGAGACGGTCGTGGTGTTGTGAGTCGGAATGAAGTCGTCGCCCGCCAGGAACAGGTGCGAGGGTGAGTCGACCGTGATGCACACGGTTTCCTCGTCAGACACTCGCTGCACGTCCACGATGGTGCGCCCTGTGTGGCGGGATGCCTGACTCCCTCGGGAAGTCCAGGTGTCTGTATACCGAGACAGCCGGAACGGACACTGATCGAATCGAACCGCGATGCGATACCTGGTGCTGGTGACCCGTCCGTAGAGCTTGGCGTCGCCCTCGGCCATCCTGACCACCAGGCCCAAGCTGCGGAACAGTTCGCACACATCGAGGGCCAGCTGCTTGTTGCACAAGTCAATGCCGTCCGAGCTACGAGTGTGGAACCCGTCAGAGTCCATGAGGCCCTGTACTAGGGCACGCCGCTGAGCTTCAGATGCTCGCAGGTAGGCCATCGGGATGTGCTTGTGGTTCAGTAAACCGTTCAGACGCAGGGCTTTGTGCAGCCCTTTCACCCAGACGCTCCAACAGCCCCTCTGCTCTTGATTCCGATGAGACTCGCCGATCCACTGCTCGAACTCAGGAAGGTCTTCGGAGTTGAGGGTCAGCCTTCCGTCCCTTGTGTTCCCGTCGCCCAACCAGAGGCCCAGTAGGTAGGGGTCGATAGGCAGCGGGGCTTCTGGCGCACTCAGGGGGCGAGTGGTAGGAATCCGCCATCGAAGCTGGCCGCAGGTGGTCCGCAATGTCTCGGCCATGTGCCGGGTGGTGACCAGGAAAGTGCTGTCCCAGTGGTCCCGCCAGTCGCCAACCCCCATCGGACGCCGGTTCACGTCGATGGCCTTCCATTCATGGTTGCCGTGAGTGACCAGGCTGGAGCCGTCAGAGAACGACACCCGCCAGGTGTCCCCCCACCATCGCGGAGACACCGACACCACATTGCACGGCACGCCCTGTTCGGAGAGCACCTGGTCGCCAACTCGCAGGTCGCCCATTGTCATCCAGCCAGTGGGCGTTGGGATAGAAGTCCTGGTCAACAAGGCTTTGCCTGCCCCGTGGAGGGAACGCACGCAGACCTTCGTATTGTCCACCAGGGACTGGAGAATGTCGGCCTGGTAGTCGGTGAGCGCGGCGTCCTCAGGCCACTCGATGCAGGTGCGTGCGAAGCCCACCGGGTCGTTGTAGTACCTGGCCATAGCGTCGCGCTGTGCAGGCACGGCCCACTCAGAGACGAGCTGGAGCGCGGGGTCAAGTGGAGGACACATTGGCCAGCTCCTGAGCCAGGATGGTGCGGCCCAGAATGCGGGCTTCCCGGTCAAGTCCCAGCTCACGAATATCGAGCACCGCCTCGACCACTCGAATGAGCATGGCTGCCTGCACCTCGCTGACGCGTGCCAGCCGGGCGTCGATGTCCAGGCGTGCCATGCCGTGCAGTACGTGGTCACAGCGGTCCAGTGCTCGCTCGTAGGCCAGGATGACCGCCCTGACCTCCTCCTTCTCAGAAATGTCCTCGGTGGTCCAGTCGATCAGCCGCTCCACCTTGTCGGCGAAGATGTCCTTGATGCGCAGCACCTCGGCTGCCAGGAGCTGAAGCTGGTGCAGCGGGTCGGCGATGGGCACCAGGTCCTCGCGGCCCAGCAACGTCCTGACCTCGGCTTGAAGGCGATCATTGGCAGGACCGCTGCGATGGTTGCGTGTGCTCCCCCCGTGGAGCTTGCACTTGCCGACACCAGGATGATCCGTGCCCCAACCGGCAGGTTGACGACAAACGCCAGGCTGCTGGTGCCTTTTGGCGCCGCAAATGGGCGTCATGACCTGGCGTGGGGTGGTGAAACTTCATGGCCTGGCGGCATGGGTCCGAGAATAGCCTCGATGTTCAAGCCAAGTCACCCCTCATTCAAGGTAATCGTTATAGACCGTGATCCCAGGCTTAGATATGGAACCACCGAAGCTAAGG